CCCGTGGTCTGCGACGTCACGATCGCGCCGTTGTACGTATCCGGCGCGCAATGGAAGTTGTGCTCGGCCCACCGCGAGCCGTCATAGTGCTGGATCAGAGCGCCGGCCAGATAGAGTCCGCGGCCGAGCTGAGCGGTGTGAAACGCATCGTCATGATCGAAGTCCAGCGTGAACGCTTGGATCCCCTGCTCGCCGAACTGTGCGCCGCTCGCGCCGCTGAGCTGGATCCTGTAGCCGAGCGCGAGCATGTGTTGTCGCGAGACCGGCGTAGCATTGAGCGGAACGACACCAGGGAGCTGCGAAGTGGCAAGAGCGCCCGAGGATAGCCCCGGCAATAGACGAGCCTGCACAGGCGGAAGCGCATCGATCTTTGCGCTCACCGAGAGCTGCACGATCGCGACATAGGGAAAGTACAGAACCGGGTGAACAAGCGCCGCGTATACGTTCCCGTTGTCGAAGAATGCGCGAGACGCGAGGCAATGCCCGAGCGTCGTCAATACTTGCTGCGATCCGCCCGCTGTCAGGAGCTGCGCGGACCAGACCTGGTGCACGTCAACGGTCGCGCCGGTGTATTCGACAGCGAAGCAGACCGTGGTCGCGCTCGAATACTCCCCCGTGAGCGCGACGATGTTTTGGGCCGGCAGGCTCCGACCGGTGAGCAACGGTCCGCTCGCTCCGGTGACGTCCGAGAGATCCGTCGTGTTGTGGAACTGATATGTCCCGACTTCGCCGCTCGCATAGAGCACAACGGCCTGACTCGCGCCGCCACTTCCGAGTAGGCACGCCGCACACGCGATGGCGGTCACCGGGTCTGCCGTCGTGATCATGCCCGCGCTGGGCAGTCCGGTCACCGGCGATCCGATGATGCCCGACGGGTGGATGTAGCCGATCATGTAGCCGCCCGAACTGGCGCTCGCCCACGCGATCAGAGCCGGCGCGGCGTCTGCGTAGAGCGCTCCGAACGTCGGGCAGACGTCGTAGCAACCGCTGCACGTATCCACGAGCACCGTCGACGTCGAGATGCGGCTCGGATCTGCCGGGTTCACGATCGCGACCCAAAGATCCGATCCATTCAGCCATAGCACGTGCAGCACGTCGCCGACCGCGACGACCCTGGGCCGCGAGCCACCGGCATCGAGCTGCGTGGGAGCCATCAGAATGCGCTGGCTGGTTTGCTCGAGCACCGAGCACCAGACGCCGCCGAGACTGTCTTGCCACGCCGCGACCTCGATGCCGTTGTTGATGGCGACGTCAGGACAGGTCTGATCGGTGCCGGTGCGCGCAACCGGATCTGCCGACGCGACGATCGACTGTACGGCGCCGACCGTCTGCCAGCTGTCGCTCGTCGGCCGATAACTGTAGCTGTTGCCGTCGGCGAACAGCACCAGCTCGTCACTGCGCGCCGCGATGCCCTGCGGATTCGCGAATGGGATTCCGGTGTCGTCGACAAGCTTGCCGAGCGCGCGATAGCCGTTGCGCTTGCTGAGCGATCCGTTCTTCAAAAAGACGGCATTCTGTAGATCGATCAGCTTCGTCGGCGCGACGAGCTTGGCATCGGTCTTCGTGTCGACGCCCTGCGCGAACTGGATCGCGAGCGGTGTTTTCTGGAGCGCCACGCGTTATCCGCCGTGCTTCGCTCCGTGCGCCGCGCCTTGCTCGTGCATCTGCTTCGCGTGCCCTGCCGCGTTGTTCTCGGCGCCCTTGGTTTTCGCCTGATTTGCGCGGGCGTGATCAGCGCCGCGCTTCTCGTCGGCCGCGGCGAAGTCCTTGCCGACGCTCTGCGGAACACCGCCATAGCCGCCAGGCGTGTGAGCGGCGGCTTCCATCAGACGATGCTGCGCGGGGGATTTGCTTGGCATGATCAGTGTCCTCTCTTATGGGATGTCCCAAAGCGGATATGCGGCGGTCAGCGTCGCGCTCGAGCTCGAGACCGCCCCGATCGTCAGATACAACGGCTGTCCGATAGTCGAGAGAGATGATGGGATCAGGTTGTTCGATCCGACCGATAAGGTCATCGAGGTCCCGGCAATGGTGTCGTATCCGCCTGTAACGTTGTCGACTGTTATGAGCGCGGCATTGACCGTTCCGGTCAGCGCGGCAACGATGACGTTTACCTGGTGGAGTCGCCATTCGGCGCTCAGAGGACCCAGTGGAAACAGTGCGCTCGTATTCGCATTGAAGGTCACGCCGGCCGAAGGGTTGGCATCGCTCAGCGTGCCGGCGGTGACGACGGCGCCACCTTTCCACAGCGGAGTCGGCGTCACGAATGTCTTCGCGCGTTGTAGATATCCGCTTCCGGTGAGCGCGAGGTTCTGATTACTCGCGAGCGTATTGCTGGCCGAAAGATTCCCGCTCGCGTCCATCTGCAAGAGCGCCTGCGCGCTCGGCAGCGCTGCTGGCATTGTCACCGCGTAACTCGCCGCAAGCGCACTCGGGCTCTTGATCGTGACCTTGTTCGCGATGCTCGCGGCCTTCTGATACAGATCGATGTCGCCCGTCGCAAGTCCCGCCCATGGCCGCGGCGAGCCTTCCTGCTGCGCGAGGTATCGTCTCGTCGAGTCGTCGTAGGAAAACAGTGCGCCGACCGTCGAATAGTCACCGCCGATGCCGCCGACGATGCTGACGTTCAGCGTGTTGCCGCTCGTCACCTGGACGTTCGTGCCTCCCTGGTTTCGAAAATACAGGTTGTGATCGGCCGCGTTGACGAACAGCGCATCGACATAGGACGTCACCGACGACGTTGCGACCTCGGAGAATTCGATCGCTAGCATCGACGTGATCGCGTGCGTTGCCCACGACACGTCTGCATCGATCGCGAGCGCCGAGCTCGGGATCTGGACGCCCTTGCCGCTCGAATGATCGTGATTCTCGACGAGACCGAGGAGCGTATTGAGGACCGTGCCCCAGATGTCTTCGGTATCGCCCTGCGTCGGATAGGCGAGGCCCATGGGTCCGCTCATGTCGTCCCGTCCTTCACGAGCCCGAGTTGCGCGAGCGCTACGATCAGGCTCGCGAGCGCCGTGTTTCCGCCCTTGCTGCCGGTGATCGTCGGCGGACTCGCGATGAGCTTCTGGAGGTTGCCGACCTTCGACTCCAGTGCGGCGAGCCCGTCAGACACGACACGGTGCGCTTGCTGCGGGTCGTCGATCAGCTGCCGCTGCACCATGCGCGATTGCGTTGCCGGCCGCGTCGACTTCTGCGCGCTCATTCGTAGTCCCATTCGCCGGCGTCGGTCCGCGAGCCGAGATAGAACGGCTCGCCCGCGTCGTGATCGCTGTTCGTGCGGACCTGCGAGACGAGCTGCGCGATCTTCGCCTCGATTTCCTGCGTGGGCAGATCTTGGCGCTGATACGCGTCGCGAAGCGCGATGTGGAGCACGAGCTTCTGTTCGATCGGCGTATCGAATTCGACCGTATCGGTGTCGAGCACGAGCTGCGGCGGCAGCGCGATATAGTAGACGCGCACGGTCTCGACGACTTCCGGGCACGGATAGAGCAGCAGCTGCCCGAGCGCCGCACGATACTTGTAGCGCTTCGCGATCAGGATGTGCCGACGGTGCGTGTCGTCCACGGACACCGGATAGACACGCTGCCAGCACGCGTTCGGATCCGTGGCTTGTCCCGAGAACAAGACCTCGACCTTGCGCAGCTTGTAGAAGTCGCTCGGCAACGCATACGACTGCGTTCCTGCGACCGTCACCCACGACGTCGAGACGACCGTGTAGTAGTCGTCCCAGCGCTGGACGATCAGGTTCTGCGACTCGACGAGCGCATCGTTGAGCAGCTCGTTGGCGACCGAAGGCGTGATATCGCCCGAGTTCTCATACTGACCACGTACGAGAAAGCTCTGGCGAAGTTGCGCTAGGGTCCGAGTGTAGGCCACCGCATTCCTCGTACTGCTCGCCGACGATGCCGGCGAGCACTGCGTGGATTACGATTCCGAGTCCTGACCGTGGAGGTAGATCACGAGCATGTCGCTCGTGCCGATGTCGGTCAGCGCATCGGCCGTGATCGTCGTGACCTTGACCGTGCACGTTCGTGCAACCGGATCGATCGCGACGACGTCAGCCGCCAGGTTACCGCTGGGCGATCCACCGGCCGCGAGCACCGCGGCGGTACCGAACAACACGTTCGGTAACTGGTGCGCGAACGGAATCACGTACACGCCCGTGCTCGATCGAACGATCGCGATTACCGTATCCACGCCGTTTGCACGAAGCGGATACGTCGAGGTCGTCGGCGTGAAGTTGCCGTTTGCCGGAATCGTCGGAGCCGCAGCGCCAGCCCCTAGCACGGCGACGGTGAAGTCGACGCACGAGTGCGGCACCGAGCTCTTGATGTTCTTGCCCCTCTTCATGATGCCGCCTTAGGGCAGGATGCCGACGACGTTCCAGCCCGGCCCCTTGTTGCTGAGGTTCCAGTACTCGCCGATGCGCGCCTGGATGGCGTCCGCGTTCTCGGCGACCTTCAGGATCGTGCCGGTCCGCTTCTGCAAAAACATCGGCGCGGTGCCGGCCGAGAACAGCGTCCACGTGTCGAGCTGGAGCCCGTATACGTGCTTCTGCGGGCACACGCGATCGGTGAGGATCGTGACGTCCTTGCCGTTGAGCGAGACGTTCCAGCCCTTGTAACCGACCTCGGCGTCGCCGTCGTAGTCCTGGGCTTTCATGATGACCCACTTGCCCTCGAGCTGCTTCGTCAGGTCCGCCGTCGCCAGCGGATTCATGACGATGCAATCGAAGTTGGCGCCGAACTGATCGCCCTTCGCCATCATGTCGATCAGTACTTCGTGGACCGGCGCGCCGCTGTTCGACGCGTCGACACGGAGACCGCCGAGCATCTCGGGCTCGATCGAACGGTCCTGACCATAGAACAGCGTCGAGGTCGGCGCCGTGTCCGGAATCCAGTCCGAGAATCCAGATCCAGCAAGACCGAAGTCGCCGAGCAGAAACAGATGATCGCCGGTCGCCGCAGTCGCGACGCCCGTCGAGATATTCTGCGTGAACGTGATCGTCCCGGCGCTGCGCTGAACGCTGGCCACGGTGAGCGTTCCGCTCTTGATCGCGCCGCTGGTGCCGTCGGTGTTGGCGAGGTTCGCGATGTCGCTCTTGACCCACGCCCAGGCATCCGACGGATCACTGAGCGTCGCGACCGGCGTCGCGAGATTCGCGTTGGTGATGACGCCGCTCGCGCCACCAGAGCCGCGGAACAGGCGGAAGTTGAGATAGTTCGCTTCCGCCTCGATGCCGCGATCGAGCTCGTCGATCATGTCCTCGAAGGCATCCTCGGCGCCGGTCTCGGTCGCCTCGAGCAGCTCGGTCTGCATCTGTGCGAGCCGGTAGTGGCTCTTGCGCGTGACCGTGAACACGCCGAAGCCGGACGCGTTGTTGGTCGCGGCCATCGCGGTCGCGAAGTCCGACGAACCACCGCCCGGATACGAGATCCGGATCGGCTGCGTCCACGATCGGCCGCCGCCGGTCGTCGAGGTGCGCTTGTTCTTCTTCGACAGCAGGCCGTACGTGGTGTTCTGCTGCGCTGCCATGTTAAGCAGCGGACCCGACGCGTAGTGCTGCTTGAGCACTGCGTCGGCAGTCGTAAGGGTATCTCCAGCCATGGAACGGTTTCCTTGTCGGCTTCTGCCGACGATTCAGAGACGAATGGGGAATTCGCGTCTGAGTGCGGAACCGCTACCTGGGCGAGTTCGACCTGAGTGCGCTCGTATCGCTTGAGGAAACGCTAATCGATCGGATCGCCGTGTACAAGACTCGATACTTGTGCTTGCACATATTCTGTACGTACAGCCTGGTTGCATGTACGACGAATCCATTCCGATAGCGTCATGTCCTCGCGACTAGCAATCGTCTCCCAGCGTTCGACGTCCGTAGGACGCACGCGGAATTCGAGGCGACGACGGAGACGGCGGGTCATTCCTGTTTGCCGGCGATCATTGTCCGAAATGCCGCCTTGGTCGTCTCGAGGTGGCGATCGCGAGACCACTTCTTGTCAGGGACCTGCTTCGGGGCGGCTTGCGCGACTGCCGGCGCGGCGGGCGCGATCGCGGCGGCCTTTGGCGCGGTCGCGACCGGAGCAGCAGCAGGCGTCGACGCGAGCAGCGGCTTGCGCTTGTCGAAGTATCGCTTGGCTTGCGCCTCGAGATAGTCGTTCGCCTGCTTGCTCGCTTCTTGCCACGACAGCTCGGTCCCGTTCTTGGCGGCAGCCGCCTTGATCACGTCGACGATGATCTTGCCGGGCTCGTCCTCGGCGGCAAGCCACGGATACGCCTTCGACGCCGCTGACGGTTGCGGCTTGCCTTCGGCGTCGGGCGCCGCAGCGAACTGTTGCGACAGAATCGACGCCGCCTTGGCCCATTCCTGCTCGACGCGCTCGGCCTCCGCGCGCTCGTGCGCCTTCGCCCGTTCCTGCTCGGCCCGCGCCGCCGCCTCGGCCTCCTTGCGCGCCTGGATCGTCTTATACGTGCGCACCATCTTCTTTGACTGCGCTGCATCGAACGCCGTGCGCACGCTCTCGGGCAGCGGCACGCCGAGCACATCACTCGAGAGCTGCGTCACGAAATCTTGCACTTCACGCTTGAACTCGTCGTCGCTCGCGAACTTCTCGCCACGCATCGCCTCGAGCCAGTTGCGATAGGCACGCGGCGCCGAGTCGACGTAATCCTCGAGCGAGGCCGCCGCCGGCGCCGCGATCGGCGCAGGCTCAGCCGCCTTGCGCTGTTTCTCGAATTCGGCCCGCTCGGCGGCGAGCGCGTCCTGATCCGCCTTGAGCCGCGCGACCAGTTGACGGACCTCGGGATCAAGCGACGGCGCGGGCGCCGCGGCGATCGGCGGCGGAATGACAACCTCGGACGGCTTGACCGGAGGCTCCATCGTACCGGCAGCCTTCGCCTTCGCGGCGTCCTCTTTTGCGGCAACCGGCTCGGGCGCCTCTGGATCGAGCTCATCGACCTCAGTCGCTGGCTTCTCGGCCGCTGTCTTCTTGCTGGCGATCACCGCCTCGGCGAATGCCTTGCGCGCCTGCGCGGTCCGCTGCGTCGTGCGCTGCTTGTGCATGACCGGCGCATCGCTGACCGCAGCGCTGTCGAATCCGCCTTGCTTTAGTTCGCGCGGGCTCGCCTCGTCGGCGGGGACAGTTCCCGGCGCGTCGGCCGGTTCAGATCCTGCGTCGCCTTCCACGTACTCGTCGTCAGCCATGGGTCACCTGAGATCCTGGGTTGTGTGATTCACCGCGTCGTGCTCGCGAACCTGATCGCGGCGCCACGGAATCGGCATCGCGTTTGGCACGCAGAGCCAAAGATTGCGATCGAGGTCGACCGCATAGACGCGTCGCTCGGAGCAGCCCGGGCAACGGTCGTTGAGATAGAGCCGAGAGACGTCGATCACGCAGCCGCCCTCGTCGGCGCGTGCCGCCAGCGATGCTCGCGACAGTTCGATCGCACCATTCGCAGCACGTAGACGAGTCGGTCGATCAGCTGCGGCGCGAGCTTCTGCTCCTGTCGCATGCGGATCACAAATTTCTCATCG